ACCTCCCTTAAAAGGACTAGCATGGAAAAGCATGATTGGTTGACGGAGCCAAGCGTAGAGACAACACTCAAGATCCTTGAGACTCTCACATCAGCTCTTGCCCTACGGGGCGGCCAAGTCGGACGTCACCTACTTGAACTTGTTCAAGCAAGGGACTATGAAGCCGTCTTGGCATACGGATTTGACTATAATCTGGACTGGGATGTCTCCCAGCTAATTGCGTGCAGGCAGATACAAGCCTTGTACAAGAAACTTCCCATTCTGCCTGTAATATCGGCAGAGGAAAGGGAAGCCAGGTCGTACGTCATATTCGAAGAGGCCGAAGCAAAATGCAAGGAAACAAACGCGCGCTTTAGGACCAAAAAGGACATACCGGATGGCTTTTCAGCCACTTCTTTCACGCAGCTTGAAACTGCGAAGAAGCTTATCCGTAAAGTCCTCGGACCACTGCCGCGTATCTGCGACCTTAAATTAGCTTTCGGACCTGGTGCTACTACCACGGTGAAAAAGGGCATGGCATGCCCGCAGGAAAAACTTGCAGATCAGCCAACGTGTAGCGATGAACTAGCGCACAGCCCCTGGATGCCTGAATTCTTGAGATCCATACCACACTGGCTTGATTGCCATGGTGAGTGGGTTCTTTGGGAGGACGGCGGGGAAGTGCACGCGGATTTCTGCGTAGATTTGGTCTTATCAACCAGTCAGCTAGTGAGTGTCCCGAAGGACGCGCTTGTCGACAGATTCATCGAGATCCAACCCACCCTAAATACGTTGTTACAGGGAGGTATAGGTCGATGGATCCAAGATCGGTTGCTCCGAGTACTGGGTCTAGACATCAGGGATCAGCTTCCGAACCAGCGCTTTGCACGCGCCGGAAGTCTAACCAATGAGCTGATGACCCTAGATCTTAGATCTGCGTCTGCTACTATTTCGCGTGAATTGGTCAGGTATCTCCTCCCGGAGAACTGGTACCAATTTCTGTTTTACGCGGGATGTGCGGATACCACCTACAAAGGTACCACTAGGAAACTTGAGATGTTTTGCTCCATGGGGAATGGTTACACTTTTCCCCTAGAAACTCTCATTTTTTACGCACTAACAGTCGCCGCCAGCAAAGGCGGTGCACTTGTGCGGGCTTACGGAGACGACATTATCTGCGAAACGGATGATGCACCGTCTGTTGTTAACCTCCTAACTCTCTGCGGATTTATGATCAATAAGTCCAAATGCGGTTATGGAAAGTTCCGTGAGTCATGTGGCGCAGATTGGTACGCCGGTTTTAACATCCGCCCTGTCTATGTGAAAGCTGGACTGAGCGCGGAACACCTTTATGTTCTACATAACTTCTTTGCTCGCTCGTTTGATACCGAGCTTGCAGAGATAGCACTAAGTTATGTGAGCGACGACCTGCGGCTCTACGGTCCTGATGGTTATGGTGACTGTGTACTGATCTCCAGCGATGGAAATTGGCTCAGGCACCTCAACAGGAAGCAGAGACGTTCAGGCTACGGTGGTGTCTTTTTCGAGGCGTTTCGCCGCTGCTCTCGGGAGAGAGTCAGTATTTACCCAGGCGATTACGTCAGCCCGCTCTACTCCGTCTATATGAGGAGTGAGCCT